TGGGGGTGGTGGCGGCTTCAGCGCCGTGGGCGCCAGCTCGGGCAGCAACATCGGCGGCGCGGGCGGCGGCGGCACCGGCGGCGCGGGTGGTGACAACGGCGTCGGCGGCTCGGCGGGCGTCGTGTTTCAGAGCGGCCAGGGCGGCGGCGGCGGCGGGGGCGGCAGCGCCTCTGGCGGCGCCAGCATGTCGGGCGGCGGCGCGGCCAATGCCAGCCGGGGCGGCGGTGGCGGCAGCTACGGGCCTGGCGCTGCGGGCGGGTCGGCAGCTTCGGCCAACACGGGCGGCGGGGGCGGGGGCGGGGCCATCAACACGGCCGGCAACGCCGGCGGCTCGGGCTATCTGATGATCACGTGGGTGGGGTGACGAGATGAGCAAGACGAGGACTCTGGCGAATGCGCCCAACGACGGCCAGCTGGCGCAGACGGGCGAGATCAAGATGTGGCCGACCAACACGCCGCCCACGGGCTACCTGATGTGCGACGGCAGCCAGGTCAGCCGCAGCACCTACGCGGCGCTGTTCGCGCTGATCGGCACCACGTTCGGCGTGGGCGACGGCAGCACCACCTTCAACCTGCCCAACTACCTGAACAGGTTCGCGGTGGGCGCCGGGTCGTCCTACGCGCTGGCCGCCACCGGCGGCAGCAAGGACGCGACGCTGGTGTCGCACTCGCATACGTTCAGCGCGACGACCGGAACGGAAAGCGCGGGCCACACGCACAGTGGGACGACCAGCACCAACGGAAACCATCAACACTCAATCGCGAGGTATGCCTCCAATGGGGCCGGTCCAAATGTACTGATCGGTCAATCCTTGTACGACAACCAAGGCTACACCGATTTTGCCGGCGACCACACCCACACCTTCACCACCGGCGGCGTCAGCGCCAACCACACGCACAGCGTGTCGGGCAGCACGAGCACGCAGGGCTCATCGGCCACCGACGCCAACCTGCCGCCCTACCTGGCCATCCACTTCATCATCAAGACCTGATTCGGGGCTTTCACATGACCGAGATCGACCCACGCGAATTCGGCCGCCTTGAGGCCGAGGTGCATTCGCTGCGCAGCCAGGTGACCGCGCTGCAGGACGACGTGCGGCAGCTGCTGGCGCTGGCCAACCGCAGCAAGGGCGGCCTGTGGGCCGGCATGACCTTCGCCAGCCTCTTCGGCGGCATCGTGTCGTGGTTCGCCACGCATTGGGGGAAGTGACATGCTCGACCTGATCGGCGGGGGTGTGCTGGGCAGCCTGCTGGGCGGCCTGTTCCGGCTGGCGCCCGAGGTGCTGAAGTGGCTGGACAAGAAGCACGAGCGCGGTCACGAGCTGGCCATGTTCGACCGGCAGTGCCAGCTCGAGGCGCAGCGCGGCGCCCAGCGCCTGCAGGAGATCGGCGCGCAGCGCGAGGCGGCGATCGACGCCGGCGCGATGGAAGCGCTGCAGGCGGCTATCAAGCAGCAGACCGAGATGACCAAGGCCGCCCGCGGCTGGGTGGCCAGCCTGTCGGCCAGCGTGCGGCCGGTGGTGACCTACTGGATCCTGGGCATCTGGTCCTTCGTCCACGTCTGGTTCGCCTGGCAGTCCTGGCTGGCCGGCATGCCGCCGGCCGAGGTGTTCAAGCTGGCTATGTCGGCCGACTTCGCCGCGCTGGTGGCGGGCACGCTGAACTACTGGTTCCTGGACCGCACGCTGCAGCGGCGGGGGCTGGCGTGAACCTGGACGTGGCGGCCGAGCTGTGCCGCCGGTTCGAAGGCTTCCGGTCGCGGCCCTACCTGTGCCCGGCCGGCGTGGCCACGATCGGCTTCGGCTCGACCCGGTACGCTGACGGCCGGGCGGTGGCGCTGACCGACCCGCCCATCAGCCAGGATGCCGCCGAGCGCCTGCTGCAGCTGACGCTGCGCCAGGAGTTCCTGCCTGGCGTGCTGCGCGCCTGCCCGGTGCTGGTGGCGCACCCGGCGCGCTGCAACGCGATCGTCGACTGGGCCTACAACCTGGGCGTGGGGCGCCTGCAGACGAGCACGCTGCGGCGCGTCGTCAACGCCCAGGACTGGACCGGCGCGCGCGAGCAGCTGATGCGCTGGACCCGCGCCAGCGGCCGGGTGCTGCCCGGCCTGGTGCGCCGCCGAGAGGCTGAGGCCGCGCTGCTATGACGCACTGGGCTGCCGCCATGCTGCTGGCCTCGAGCCTGGCGCAGGCGGGCCCGGTGGCCGAGCTCGTGGACGGCGACCTGCGCGTCGAGTTGCACGCCGACGCCGGCCCGTGCCAGCATGGCGCCCTGTGGGCCGTGCTCTACAAGGGCCTGTACCGCGTCAGCGGCTGCTGGCGCCTGACCGGCGCCCAGGTCTTCATCGCCTGGCTGGACGGCAGCGCCGCCACCGCCCCGGCGGCGGCCTTCAGCGAGCCGAAACCCAGGCTCTAGGCCTGTGCCATTTTTGTGCCGCAAAGTGCCGGCACAGGATCGCAAAACCTCATCGGTGAGATGAGGCATCGCTGAGAGAATCTCAATGTGTTGTGATTGTGATTCTGGTGATACATTGCGATAACCTCATGATTCTATTGAGGTTTTTCTGATGTATCATCTCTTTTGTGCCGTAAACGTGCCATTCGGCGGGCGAGGCGGCTTCAGCGGTGGTCGTAGCTCAGTTGGTAGAGCTCTGGATTGTGATTCCAGCGGTCGTGGGTTCGAGCCCCATCGACCACCCCATACCCCTCACAGGCTGACGCGCTCAGCCGCGGCCGCCAGATGCTCTGGCGACAGGTGCGCGTAGCGCTGCACCATCTGCGGGGAGTGCCAGCCGCCCAGCTCCTGCAGCACGCTGAGCGGCGTGCCCGCCTGGGCGTGCCAGCTGGCCCAGGTGTGGCGCAGGTCGTGGAAGCGGCACCAGGGCACGCCGGCGCGCTTGGCGGCGGCCTTCCAGGTGTTGGCCCAGACGCGGGTCAGGCCTGGCCAGACGCGGCCGGTGCGCTGGCCATCAGGCCCGGGCGGGATCGCGGACAGCAGCTCGCGCGCCCGGCTGTTGAGCGGCACCACGATGCGCTCGCCGGCCTTGGCCTCGTCGGCGTGGACGATCGCGACGCCGCGCTCGAGGTTGACGTTCTCCCAGGACAGCTCAAACACGTTCGATCTTCTCAACCCGGTGAGCAAAGCGAAACGGACAGGAATCTGGTACTTGTGAGGTAGGTTTTCGATCAGCAGCTCGGCCTGGTCGCGTGTCAGAAACGCGACGCGGCGCTTGGGCTCGGCCTCGGTGCGCAGCACGGGCGCGCGGTCCAGCCAGTCCCACTCGCGCTCGGCCGCGCGCAGCACGCTGCGCATGAAGGCCCGGTAGCGGTTGCGGGTGGCCGGCTTGACCGACTCTGGCAGCAGCGCCTCGATGTCGTCGCGGGTGATGGTGGACAGCTGGCGGTGGCCCAGCTTGGGCAGGAAGTAGGCCGCCTTGTCGCGGTCCTCCTGGATCGACTTCTTGTGCGCCTTCTCGCGCAGCCAGCGATCGCAGGCCTCGCGGAAGGTCTTCTTGGGCTTGGCCTTGAGCATGCGCCCGGCCCAGAGCTCGGCGCGCCGGGTGTCGGCCAGGGCCTGGGCCTGCTTCTTGTCGCCGGTCTTCAGGCTTTCACGGATGCGCTGGCCGTTGATCTGGACGTCGAGCCAGTAGACGTCGCCTCTGAGTTTGATGGACATGTCGTGGGTTCCTTGGTTCAGGTTCAGGGTAGGGGTGGGCGGCCTCTAAGTGGGCCGCTCGCACTTGAGAAAAAGCAGCTCAGTGAGTTGTGCGGCTCTGCAGGTACTCCTGCAGGCGCTCGACTGTGCTGCGGCGGTCAAGCCAGACGCCTGTCTGGCGAACACCGTTAGGCATCGTCTCGATGATCATGACGCCGCCGCCGTCGCGGTACGGATGCACAACAGTGTTGGGCAGCTTGGCGATCTGCTGGAGAAGTTCGGACTGCATTTGGGTGCTCCTGGTTGCGTTGTTGATGATGAGATTATCACAACATGGAGCACGGACGTCAACAGATTTTTGCGACACAAATTGAGGGGAAACCCTATGGCCCCTTTAGCCCCCACAGCGCAATCAGCGCCGCCTCGGCCTTGCCGTCGTCCTTGACGCGCCGGAACTCCCCGGCCTGCTGGGGCCAGCGGCGGGCGGCCTCGGCGCGCGCGGCGTCCTTGCCGGTGTTCAGCTTCATGGCGCGCTTCCAGCTGGCCGGGGTGACGGTGCGCACCGGGATGTACAGGCCCGCCAGCACGCCCAGCACCATGCCGTAGGCCTGGCCGAAGGCGAACATGCTGCTGACGCCCTGGCCGGGCATGGCGCCCACCTGCTCGACCACCGCGGTGGTGCCGTGGACGTTGTACAGGCGCAGCTCGGCGGCCAGCATCTCGGGGCTGACGCGGCGCTTGGCCTTGCCGCCCACTGTCACCTCCACCGCGGGCATGTCGAAGACCTGCACCAGGCTGCCGTCGGGCTCGAGGATGGCCACGGCGCCGCCGGCGCCTGGGTCGATGCCGATGATGAAGCTCATGCGTTGCGCTCCTTCAGCGCGGCCTCGATGTCGCGGGCGAACTCAAGCATTTCCGCGTGGCTGCTTGGTGTGGTGTTGTACAGCGGAAGAATCTCCTCCTCACTCAACGAGCGCCACTCGCGGCGGGGTGGGTTGCTCTTGATCTTCCGCAGCAAGGCCACTCGCTCCATATCCCAGCCTTTCTGCCGCTCGGCCATCGTGCGGTTTGCGATGGCATCGCACTGCGCGGCGTGATGCAGTTGGACTTCAATCAGCCCGTCGATCAGTTCAAGCTCTCGGTCTGTCCACGCCACCGGCTCCTGCTCCTGCTGCTCCAGCGCGGCCTCAAGCGTGGCGATCAGATCGTTCAGTTCCACGGCGTCCATGTCGCGGCCACTGCTCCACTTGCCCAACGCCTCCAGCGCCTGCTGGGCGGTTTGTCTCAGGTCACTCATCTTTCATCCCCCGCAGTTTTTGCAACAGTTGCGCAACGGTTTGTCCACTGGCTTCCACCTTCTCTTTCCAAGCCAGGACGTCTTGGCACTCCTTGTCCAGTCGCGCACGCACCGCCTCGATTGCCCGGTCCCAGCCTTGATCAGCGCCGGCCCAGCGGATCTGACCAAGCTCTTGCCACACGCGCACAAGACGGCGGGTTTCCAGCCACGCCAGATCGGTGGTGGTCAGTGGAAGGGGGGTGGCAATTTGCATCCCCCCTTTGGGATCAACTTGCAAGGATTCCTTACCAGTTGCCTGCTCCTGCCGCTCCAGCGCGGCGCGGAGGGCGTATTCGGCTGCCCTGACCGGGCAACGTCCGGGAAGCGGACCGTGCGTTG